TTAAAACTTTATATTCTGTTTTAAAATATTCCAATGCAAGTTTTTCATCATATATTAATTGGAGATATTTTGCGTGCAATTCTGGTATAGAAAGAGAAGAATCATCCATCTGACTCTCATCTTTCAAGAAGGCAGTATCTTTAACAATCATTTCTTTTATATCATCAATTTTCATACTTTAAAGTATAACAAATTTATTATTAATATACAAGGAAAAAGTTAAGTGATTTTTTCTATTGAAAATGAGCCAAGAAATTCAAAAGTAGCATCAACTATAATGGGCTCCATTGAAGTAGCTGCAGCATCTAAAGATAAGCTTCCCAATGATACAGGAAAAACATCTTTAAAATTAATAACATAGCTGGGGTTGGATTTATTGGTATTAATGATTATATTCATATCGGATGTAGTTTTTTCTTTTTTAGTTGCTTCTAAAGAACTATGTTTTAATATAAATTGTTCATATGTATCTGGAAAACCCAGAGCTATTAACCAATTATAAATTTCAAAATAATTAGATAAATCTTCATTTACAATAAAATTCATCGCAAACTGTTCAAAAGTAATCTTATCACCTTCAACTGCTGCATCCGAAAATGGTGTAGGAGTAACAGCTACACCTAAATTAATTGCGGGTATATCTATGCGTTGACAGAAAAAATTAGTATTTGGTAATCTATGAAAATTCGTTTGAAACGAAACTACATTTAATTGATTTATTTCATTGGGCTGTAAAGGCATTATTTAACTCTTATGAATATTAGTAACTAATTTATATAGCTATTTATAATATATAAAGCAAAGGTAATAAATAGATAATGTAATTTGAACCAACCGACAAGCAAATATTAACACATAAAAAGCAGCAATACAAGGAAAAAGTTAAGAAAAAATGAATCCTTTTCTATTTAGCTGTGTTCTATTATATAGATGTTCTTTTTCTATATCCACTTTAGATTGTCCGTGATATTCAACCGCGAGATTTTCTTCAATCATTTGTTGATTTAGATTAACATTGTCAACTATGATTTCACCTAAAATACGCCCAAACTTACCTTTTTTATCTAAATGGGTTATAAGGGTTATATATGAACCTTTAGGGCATTTATCTTGTAAAAAAGAAGCTGATAATTTTCCATAATATTTTTCTTCTTTATCTCTAGTTCTTGATTCGGGAGTGTCGATTCCAAAAAGACGAATGGTTTGATTAGCGAGGATTGTTGAGAAGCCTAAATCTATATCACATTTTATAGTATCACCATCAACTATTTTTGTTATTTTAGCTTTATATTCATACATAATTAACTCCAAAAAAAAAGAGGGATAGGGAAAAATCCCCATCCCTCTTAATTCGATAAAAAACCGAAATTACATCAAGTTATCAATTTTAACTTTTCTGTAATATTCATTACCAGTAACGAGACTTGTACCGGCACCAGTAGTTACGAATGGGTTATCAGCCATACCATATCGGGTTTTAAAACCGATTTTTGGTTGGAATGTATCTTCACCCATAGCACGAACCATTTGTAGAGGAACGTATGGACAATAGAACATACCAGCATCATAAGCATTAGCACCTTTATATCCTACTGTATAAAATTGTCCCTCAGCCCAATAATAAGGATCAATATAAACTTTCATGCCATTCATTGTACCAGCGAAAGTTGATTGTGTTTCGTCTGCATTAACAGCATGACCTGCTTCCAACATACCTGCTAGAGCCATTGCAGATGCAACATCAGGAGAACAGATCATAAAGTTACCTTTACCGCGTCGAGTTGTACGAGCGATTGAATTACGATCACGTTCAATACCGAACATCAAACCTTTAAACCGTTCAACAGACCATCGACCATTAGAATCTTGATCCAAGTCAAATGTGCCAGGGGTATTTGTATTCGCAGCACCCCAACGTGCATTTGTATAAACTCTACGGACAACTTCACGATTGATCTCTTGCAGAATTTCTGTTGACAAAATATTTGCCAATTCTGTTTCTGCATCAAGACCGTGAACTGCTTTCAAGTCTTGAGCCAACTCCGTAGAGTATTCAGCTTTCAGAGCTCGAGATTTTGCAGTTACGGAAGTTTTTTCAATGCTGAATGCCATTTCATTAAAAGTTCCAGCACCACCACCAGAACCATAAGCTTCCATATTAGTAGTAGTTTCACCTTGTCCAGATGTCATTTGTGGATCTGTGAATGGGTTAGTAGTACCATCTATTGCCTGCTGAGTATCTACACCAGAGAAGCCTGTATCTGCTTCGTCAAACAATGCTTCAGTACCACCTTGAGTACCATATTTTGCTTTCATAGCAAAAATCAAACCAGTTGGGCCTGACATAGGTTGCACACCACAAATATCATATGCAATCATCTGAGGCATAGCACGTCTTACAAGACTAATTAAAATTGGATCCCATTTAGCAACTCCACCTGTATCAGGCATATCGCCTGCATGGTTCGCTGGTGCTGCTTCTTTCAAGAATGCTTCTTGATTTTCCAAGAGACGCAAAGTTACATCTCTCCTATAACTATCTTTAATCTCTGGAAGATCTTTATGCTCCATTACGGGCTTCCACTTCTCAGAGTGTTCTTCTGATAAATACATATCTGTACTCCTTTAAAATTTGTTTAATTAATTTAAGTCTAAATCACTTTCCCATTATTTCTTTGATAAACTAGAAATTGCTTGCATTACACTATCCATACTACCATCACTTTGTCCATTTACAACTGGATTATTTGTACCAGCAGTTTTCTTGTTATCTACAACTTCGTCTTTCTTATCTGATTTGAAATAGCTATTCTTGATAGTATTCAGTTTTTCCGCATACTGTTCATCAGCGTCGTAATCAACGTCCTCTACCAATTCTTTAAACTTTTCAACATCAGTATCGACCATTCCTTCTGCAACGGTCTGGAAAATAGAAGCAGCCTTATATGTATTTAACTCTTTCACCGTGTCCATGTGCTTCTGGGTCTGTTCGTCTAGTTTTTCTTCAAGTTCTTTATTCTCGATCACTAGACTTTCAAAAACATCTTCTTTTTCTTCTGGAACTTCAATATAATGATCTTCCAGTAATTTTTTCAAACCAGCAACAAGGCTATCTGTAACTTCGTTACGAACACCATGTTCTACTGCTAGTTTGTTTTCTTCCATCCACTCTTTAGCAGCATAGTTGAGATATTTATCCATGTTCTCAGTCATTTCTGTCTGAATAGATGAAATACGCTCGTCTTGCTCTTTTTTAGATTCTTCTCTAATCTGTTTACGAATTTTTGCAATTTTAGATTTAACAGCAGCTTCAAAGATTGTAGCAGCCTTGGTTTTAAATTCTTCAGAAAGTTCTTCACCGTTAATCAATGCAGCAACATCTTCGTCTACATTAACTTCGATTTCTTCTTTCTTTTCTTTTTCATCTTCTTCATCTTCATCATCATCTTTTTTATCTTTGTTTAGCCAAGGTGGCATACCTTCTTTTTTGGTTGTCTTAGATTCTTCATATTCATCTTCTTCATCTTCTTCTTCATCATCATGTTTACTTTCAGCTTTTGCAGATGCTTTAGATGGTTTTGTTTTAGGTTCTTTAGCTTTCTTTGTTCCACCTTCACCATCTTCCTCAGATTCCTCTCGTCCTTCTTCATCATCAATAGCAGGTAAACCTAATTCTTTATTAGAATCCTTTGCACCTTCTTCAATCTTTTTCTCAATTTCACTATCTTCCATAATTTCTGCTTCTTCAACTTGTCCATTTTCTTTAGCCATTTTAATAGCTCCTTTAAATTAAAATTAAATTATAAACCACCCATAAATTTTTTGAATAGTTCAATCTTCTTTTGTTCAAGTCTGGCCTTTACAGTATTTTTAATTTCTTGTTGAATATCATATTCAATTTCACCTGTTAGACTAAACTCTTTTCCTTCCATGATGCCATTAACAAATGCGTCAGGGGCACTTGGGTCAGAAACAATATCAACGGTAGAAAGTACAAAATCATCTTGTACTTCATTTACCCCTTCTTTGTTTGTTTTTACAGAACCAAGTCCTCTTGAACTCACACCTAAACGAACACCAGACTCAAGAAGATTTTTTACAATCTTTCCATTTGGTGTGTCAATAAT